ATGGTTAGATTGGGTAGCGATGTACTTCCTGTTTATACCGAGCCTACTTGGTGTTATTTTTGGCGCAAGCCTGATGTTATTGCGTACTGCGAAAAAAACTTCGCGAACGTCGGCAAACAGGCAAGAGCCCTCGATGTCCGATTATCGATGCACCCAGGCCAATTTACTGTACTTGCAAGCGACAACGAAGAAATAGTTGAGAGGAGCATAGAAGAATTTGAATATCACACCAATGTCATCAGGTGGATGGGATACGGGCGTACCTTCCAAGACTTTAAATGCAACGTCCATATATCCGGTAGGCAAGGTCCAGCCGGTATCAAACACGCAGTTAACACAAGACTTTCTCCGGAGGCGAGAAACACAATCACGATCGAGAACGATGAAAACAAATGGGGAATCGACGCTAGTTTGGAACTCGTCGATACCTGTGCATTGGTACTCGACATACACCACCACTGGTGCCGTGAAGGTGAATATATACATCCAACCGACGATAGATTTGCTCGCGTAATAGATTCATGGCGAGGTGTACGTCCAGCAATACATTATTCATACAGTCGTAACGAACATTTGCCTGCAGACTTTGCACACAACACAATGCCTGATATGCCTGCACTACTAGAAGGCGGATACAAGAAAGCAAAATTACGAGCCCACAGTGACTACTACCCTAACAATGTAGTTAACGATTGGGCATTACAGTTTTTAGACTACGCAGATATTATGTGCGAGTCTAAATGCAAGAACCTAGCCAGTATTGCACTACATAAATACTTAACCAAAGGAGATATATGGCAGGACAAAGAGGACCAGCAGGCAAACCTAAACCAAAAAACTACAAAAGAGCTATTGATGGCGTAGAAATAAAACCATCAATGTATTATGGTGCTAAAGGTAAAATGCTATGTGGATCGGTAAACGGCGAAATGGTAGTTGACGAAGACGGTCAACCTATACCTTTTGCTTCTATCAAACATACAGAAATCTTAGGAGGATAATTATGAAAAATTGGATCAAAGCAAGAATGGAAGAGCGTACATCGATTGATGGAGCGGCTCTTATTGCATTAGGAATTATTGTTCTTATTGCAGGACCATTTGCTAAACTAGCGGCATATGCGGCTATTGCATATGGTGCATGGACTATTTGGAAAAAAGAAGACTAAATCTCGTCAATCCTTATATCAGATCCTGCAGGTAAGTTTAATATCTTACGCTGTTCAACACCTTTACGTTGAGCAAAACGCTTAGGATCACAATCTGGGCAAACGTGGACATAGAAGTTATCTAAACGCTTCGGGTCTACTTTGCCCTTTTCTCTTTTAAAGTCATTGTGGCATTCATCACATTGGAATAGAGCATAACTACGTATACGTTTGTATGTATGACTCTTTCCGGTCTTGCTCTTGCGAACGTAAAAACGTACTTCTTTTTCAATTCTTTTGAACATAACTGTATTTATTTACATTCGGATTATAAAAGATTACATAAATACAATAGGAGACAGTAAATGAGCGTAGTATTTTTAACAGATTCGGCTAAAGAACAGATGACTAACTTACTCAAAGATAACGACAAAACAGCAATTAAACTACAAATGCAAGGTGGTGGATGTGCAGGATTCAAGTACGATTGGGTAATGGCAGATGCAGTAGAAGAAGGCGATGAAGTTATAGACCTACTAAATGGTAAGTTTATTATAGACAGTACTAGTATCATGTACTTACTAGGCTCAACTATTGATTATAAAAAAGAACTATTCGGTTCATACTTTGATATTAAAAACCCTGCAAGCACAAGTAGCTGTGGTTGTGGTGAAAGCGTAGGATTTTAAAAAATGGCAAAACAAGATATTTATTTAGGTGTTGAGGGTAACGACGGTACAGGTGATAGTATACGTGAAGCGTTTCGTAAAGCAAACGAGAACTTCACAGAACTATATGCTGTGTTTGGACAAGGTGGAACAATTAGTTTTACCGCACTTAACGATACACCAACAGGAATTACACCAGGTGGCGTATTAATTGGTAATACAACCGGTACTGAAATCCTAGCTAAAACGCTTTCAGCAGGAACAGGTATTAGTATTGACAATTCAAGTGCAAGTAATATTACTATTACTAACACTGGTGCTAACATTAACGCTGACACAAGTCCAATATTTGGTGGACCTGTAAGTGGTAACCAAGTTTATGCTATTGGTAAAATTGCTACATCACCAGAAGCTATTGCAGAATTTAATACTACACATGGTAGTGCAATTACAATTAATGATATTGTAACAGATAAAAAATTCCAAGATCAATACTACGCACCAAACACAACCTTTGAACCAACAAAACCTGTATATGCTAGATCAGAACCTGCAAACGCAAGTGAGTACACTAAAACTATTGCAGAATATAGAGCAGGTAATGTTGTAATTAACAATCATGGGTTTGATTGGAGTATTAACGGAACTAAATGGAAATATTCAACAACAGGTTCAGCGCCAAACGGATTAACAAATTCTACAGATTATTATGTAAGATGGGTAAGTGAAGATCAACTAAGTTTACACTCTACTAAAGCAGAAGCACAAAACAATAACGATACTACCCGTGTTAAAATTAATATTGGACTAGGTACACAAACATCAGTAACAGGTACAGACATTGTTAGAGATACAGCGTACGATGATGCATATTACGGCTTCTACAAAACAGACGAAACTTTACCTAGAAGTGCAACTGTAAGACGTCAAGGTGATGACATGACAGGTGCATTATACTTGCATGATCATCCAGGTGACTTAGCAGGAATAGACACTGGTGATATAAAAGACAAACAAGCCGCAACAAAATTATATGTTGACAACAACAGTTACAGTTCAACAGAAGATATATTTGTAACTAAACAAGGTGACGACACACAAGCACGTACTCCGGTAGGACTTGAAGGACGGGGACTAGGATACGCATATGGTAGTTTAAAAGCCGCTCTAATGAAAGCGGAAGAAGTTATTGAAAGTGCTCCTATTGAACCAGGTGCTTATAGACAAACAATTACATATAATAATGGTAAGAATATTTCGCTTGTTACAGGTGTAGGACCAACAACACAAAACACTGCGGCCTACCATGCACAAACTTACCTAAGAGAAAACAAAAGATTTATTCAAAAAGCAGTACTTGATTATGTAAACGATACATTTCCAAATCTTTCTTATAATTCAACAAGTGTACAAAATCCAAACGCAGAAGCAATTCTAGCACAAAACAAAAAGTTTATCCAAGAAGAAGTAACATACTGGATTAATCACAATGTTGGAAACGCCGGAGGTGCTGGTATATGGAATAACTTTGATTACAGTAGTGCAAAATGTAAACGTGATGTAGGTTATATTGTTGATGCATGGATTAATGATTTATCAAGAGGCGGAAACATTGAAACACGCAGAATGGCCGCAAGTTATCTAGCAGGCATGCAAAATGCTGTAGGTGTTGCAGGTTTAGGTACTGCTGATCAGATTGCACAAACAAACGCGGCAATTGAATTTGCGAGAGATCTTGTTGTAAACAACGTATTATCTAATACAGCATATTCAAGTAAGCAAGGTACATTTGTTGTTGATGACCAAAATCTAACAGCAAACAGTTTCCAATTTTATATTGGACGCAGTAGTTATGCAAACGTATATGTAAACGGAGGTACAGTAACTAAATCAGATGCCACAGTATTACCGGTAAGCACATTTGCTTATAACGAAGCAACAGGTATTGCTAGTATTACAACTGTTGGTAATCACGGATTAAGTGCAACTAATGTTGTGACACTTGCAGGCATTAATGTTACTTGTACATTTGAAGGATCTACAGTAGCAAAAGTATACCCAGAAAGTTTACCACAGGTTATTACATCACTTGCATGTGAAAGTGGAACAGGTGTTAATGATGTTGCAAATAGAGCAAGCACATTAACAAGTGTAATTACAAATGTTATAACTAATGGACTTACTTCATTAGTAGCACCAGAGCAACCACCTGTAGTAGACAACACATGTGAACGTGACGTTGGCCTTATTATTGATGGAATGATTATTGATATTGGTAACGGTACAAACAGTAACTACAACGCTATACAAGCGGCTACACGCTACTTTAGTACAAGTTCAGGTGCTAGAGCACGTATTAGTCAAGGACAAGAAACTAGAGCGGCTATGACAAAAGCTAAAGCTATTGTTAATAGTGTAGTACAAAATATTGACTTACTAACACAAAGTAAAAGATTTTCTGTTGAATCAGATAACTTAACAACAAATACATTCCAAGTAGCTGTAGGTACATCAACTGTTGTACACACATACGTAAGTGGTGGTACTGTGACATTTGGTGGTAACACATTTAACATTAGTGGTTTTAATTACGACAATGTTACAGGTAAAGGTATAATTACAACGACCACAGGACACGGTTTAGGTGCAGGTGATATTGTTGTACTTGATAGTATTACATTTGAATGTACAGGCTACGAAGGTACTAAACTGTATCCTACAGATTATACAACACTTATTCCACAATGGTTTGACTCTTCTATTAACGATGTATCAACACAAGTTAAAGATGCTCTAAATGCTAAATTTGATATTATACTTGACATTTTAGAAAATGGATTCGCCGCTAGAAATAATTACACACTAGTTGAAGGAAGTACATACACAATTGACTTTGGCAATGGTACTGGTAATGATAGTACTGACCAAGGTGTTAATACTAACGTTGATATCCTCCCAGGTAAAATTATTATTGGTAAGACATCAGGCGCTAGAGGACGTATTGTAAAATACACAAGTGGTGTAGACTTAGGCGGCACAGCATATGATAGATGTGAAGTTGTACTAGTTGAGCCAAGAGATTTTAGAATTGGTGAAGAACTAGAATACGGTAACGGAACTAAAGAGAAACAAATTACTGTACACGTTGAAACAGGTATTTACTACGAAGACTATCCGTTGAAAGTTCCTGCTAACGTATCTATTAAAGGTTCAGACTTTAGACGTTGTCAAATTAGACCTGCTCCAAGAATTTCACAATCACCTTGGGCAAACACTTATTTCTATAGAGACAAGTTACTAGACAATTTAAAAATTACAGACTATACAGGTGCAGACTTAGCAACACCACAAGCAATTACTATGACAGGTACTAACGAAGCTGGCGGTGTTATCACAGTTACTCCAGCAGACAACATTGCTCCTATTGCATGGGATGGTGCTTGGTTCTACACAGACAATGGTGCTGTTGGACTTATTAGTAATGCTGATGGCGGAAGTAGTTTTGACGTTACACTAACAACAGATGTACTTCCAAACCTAAGTGGTATTGCAAGCGGTGCTTGGCATGTTAAACAAACACGTAACTACGGTTACCATTACTTAACTGACCCAGCTGATCCAACAAGTACACCTAAACTGAATAATCAAATGGATGTGTTCTTAATGAACGATGCTACAAGATTAGCAAACATGTCATTCCAAGGACACGGTGGATTTGCACAGGTACTTGATCCAGCAGGACAAGTTCTAGTTAAATCACCATACACACAGGTTTGTGGATCGTTCTCAGGAAGTGTAAACAAACAAGCCTTTAGAGGTGGTATGTACATTGACGGATTTGCAGGTAATTTAGAAACTAAGATTACAAGCAAAGACGATAACTTTACACTAAATGTACAATCAGATGCAGGCACAGGTTTAAGAATTAGAAAACCACAAACACCTGCTCCATTCTTTATTAATGGTGTACGTTATCAAGTTGATGCTGTTTCAGATTACGATGGCGGAACAGGTACAGCAAAATTATTAATTAACAAACTTTCAAATGAAGGTAATGGGTATACTGATACATCATTCCCTCAAGCAATTTATATTCAAACAGCTGGTAACAGAAGTATGTTGGCAAACGACTATACTCAGGTTAACGATTTAGGTTACGGATTGTTCTGTAACAACGCGGCACTGTCAGAGCAAGTTTCAACATTTACTTACTATAACCATACAGCATTCTTTAGTAACAACGGTTCAGAGATTAGAGCTCTTAACTGTTCTAACGCAAATGGTAACTTTGGTTTAGTTGCGGCAGGATCAGATCCAAACGAAACTGTTGACCAAATCACAACACTAAGAAATATGCAACAGCCTGGTAAGGTGTTCAATGATGAAACAAACGTATATGGGTTTGGTACATTTGCACACGCGGCTGGATCATTTAGTATATTTGTTTATGACTGTGATTACATGCCTTATCCAAACAGTTTGATCGACATTTATACAACTACAGGTGTAACTACATACGAAGTTACAGCAACAAGTATTGTTGCAGTACCAACAAGTAACATAGGTGGATACACAGGTGCAACAGGTCCGACAGGACGTAAAGGTGCTAACTTACCTATCTATAGATTAAGTGTGTCAGGAGATACTGGATTAGAAACAGCAATCACAGGTGCACACAATCCTACGCCATCAAATGACACAAGTGCATACGCTGTTCTAAGAATGAACAAAAACCACTTGTTAGATGACTTAACTGGTGTTACAGCAACAAGACCATCTACTGCGGTAATCTTTACAGAGAATCCAAGTCAAGTTTACAGAAGTATTAGTTTCAACAACCAAGATGCAGATGGCACAGCATTAGCATCAGATAGATTCCAAGTTGTTATGGATTCACCATTTAGCCACTTAAACTTAACACTTAGAAATACAGAAGCAAATCAAAATACATATGCTGGTGTAGGTTCAACAATGGGTGCAACAGTAGGTGACGTTGTAGTTGCTATTGAAAAATTAACAGCACCACAGATTGCACGTATTAGTAACAATGATATGATCTTTACTCATGCTGGTAAAACACATATTGTTGCAAACTATACTGACAGAGGTGATTATGCTACAATTGAACTTAATGAACTAGCGGCTTCGAACATTAACAGTAATAATGGACTATATACTGGTTCAGGAATTGGAGCAGATTTAAGATTTAGTCCTGCGGCAACAAGAACTATTCCGTTATCATTACAAGACGGTGAACCTGGTACAATTACAGTTGGTATTTCAACACTAAGAGCTAACGGACATGACTTTGATAAAATTGGTACTGGTGGATTTAACACTACTAACTATCCAAGTATTATTTACGGACAGCCAACTATTAGTGCTAACCAAGATGCTGAAGTTAACGAAAGAGGCAAAGGTAGAGTGTTCTTTGCAAGTACAGACCAAGATGGTTTCTTCCGTGTTGGTAAGTTCTTTAGTGTAGACCAAGGAACAGGTACAGTTACATTTGCGGCTTCAATTGCTATCAGTAACTTAGACGGATTAGGATTTAGACAAGGTGTTAGAATTCAAGAATTCAGTAATGACGACACAATGGCTGATGGTGATCCGGCGGCAGTACCTACAGAATTTGCTACAGAGAAATTTATAGAGAAAAGATTACACTTTGATAGAGACGGTGTAATTATTACAACTGGTACTATTGGCCCGGGAGCTATTGCTAGAGATGGTACTACTCCAATAACAGGAAATATCAATGCTGGTAGTAATAAGATCTACAATCACAGTGATCCGACTAATCCACAAGACGTAACTACAAAATCATACGTAGATGCTAGAACACCATTTGGTGATGAAGCAATTGGTTTAACTATTGCAAATAGAGTAAACAATGATATCTTAATGTTCAATGGAGGACTTTATGACAATCATACTGTTACAGGTGATGTTGTGTTTACAAGTAACGGTAGTAATGTTGCAACAGCGGCAATTAGTTCAGAAGTAATTGTAAATGGTGATGTTAGTCCTACAGCAGGAATAATACAAAGCAAACTTGATATGCAAGCGGCTACTACAAGAGCTAACGCTTCAGGAATAGCACAAAGTGATCTAGGACTTGCGGCATTTGATGCTGATGACTTTACAGTAACAGATGGTTGGGTAACACTAGCCGCAAGTGCTGTTGATTTTGCTGACTTACCAGATATAGCACAAAACACAGTATTTGCTAGAAGTGCCTCAGGTACAGGTGATGCAAGTGCAATTAGTTTTGCAGATATTGTTAACACTGGTGGTTCGTTTACTACAACAGGTGTTGCTGATAGAATTGTTAAAACAGGTGCAGATGGAAGTATTGATGCACAGAAATTTAAATTAGACAATTATGATATCTTAGATCAAACTAACTTAACTATGACAATGAAAACACCAGGTGGTGCTACAGTGCTTAGTACAGTTGGTACAGTTCCAAGTAACACAACTACAACATTCCCAGGTACAATACAAGTAGGTAATACAAGTGCATCAGCTTCGTTCTTCCAACAGAACAGTAGCTATGGTGATCCAAGTGATGCTACACAAAACTCTCCAAGAGTTGCGTCAGACTGGATGTACACTTCATTTATTGAAGCGCCAGGAGAAAAGACTAGTTCAAGTACAGGTATTGGTATTGGAGCAGGTACAGGATTTAGTAGTGCAGGTGAAGTTGCTATTGTTGCTAATAATAATACAGCGGCAGTAGTATTTAAACAAGCGGCAGTAACTCCAAGTACTAACGGTGGATACGATATAGGTACAAGTGCATTAAAATTCGGTACATTCCACGGAACTGCCACAGCGGCACAATACGCTGACTTGGCTGAGAATTACTTAGCTGATGCAGAGTATGAAGCAGGCACTGTTTTAGTATTTGGTGGTGAACAAGAAATAACAACTACTATGCATAAAGGCGATAGAAAAGTTGCTGGTGTTGTTTCAACTAACCCAGCACACTTAATGAATAGTGATTTACACGGAGATTATGTTACAGCATTAGCACTACAGGGTAGAGTACCTTGTAAAGTAATTGGTGCTGTTGAGAAAGGTGATATAATTGTATCTAGTGCAATTCCAGGTTATGGTATGGTACAGAACGATCCACTGGTAGGAACTGTTATTGGTAAAGCAGTTGGAACTAAAGACGGAGATGAACCAGGGTTCGTTGAAGTTGTGGTAGGGAGAGTGTAATGGCTATTCAAGTAATTAATATTGGAACTAGTGCAAACAAAGGTGATGGTGATCCATTAAGAACAGCGTTTAAAAAGATTAACGAAAACTTTGCTGAGCTTGATGTAACGAATTCAAATAGAGATATTAACGGATCTGTATTTGCAGATGACTCAACACTATTAGTTGATGCTGTAAATGGAACTATTACAGCGTCAGTGTTAGTCGGAACACTGCCAGCAATAAACGGAAGCAATCTTACTAACCTAACTATACCAGCACAGACGTTTGCTTCACTTACAGGTACACCTACTACACTAGCAGGATACGGAATAACAGATGCGGCAACATCAGCACAAGGTGCATTGGCCGCAACTGCATTACAAGCAGAAACAATTACACTAACAACATTAAAAACAGAAGTAGCGGCAAGTGCCGACTTTGCAGACTTCCAAACTAGAATAGCGGCATTATAAGGAAATAGACATGGCAAATAGAATACCACTCATAGTTGATAGAGACGATAGCAACAAACTAAAAGAATTACCAATAGGTGATAATTTAGACCTAACTGGTTCAGGTATTACTGGTGCCGGAATGATTTCTGCAACAGGACTTACACTTGCAGGAGTTAACTATAATCCATTTAGTGGAAGTTGGAATGACTTAGCTGACAAACCAACTGTAGCCGCAACTACAACAGACTTACCAGAAGGTACTAATCAATACTTTACAAATGAAAGAGTTGATGACAGAGTAAATGCTATCCTAAGAGAAGGTAGCGGAATTGATATTACATACGATGACTTAAATGGTACAATTACTATTGCCGCAACAGGTGGTGGCGGTGGTGGTGCAGGAGGCAGTGGCATTGTTACTGACTTAACTGGACTAGCATCAAGCAATGTACTTAAATGGAATGCAAACGCAGGACAAGATAATAACGGAGCATGGGTAAACAGTTTTATTAACTATAGCGAAATTGTTGGGACTCCTAGTTTAGCCGCAGTAGCAACAACTGGCAGTTACAATAATCTTACAGACAAACCAAATTTAGTTACTGATATAAGCGATTTGTCAGATGTAGATACACAAGGTACTCCACCATCTCCTGGACAAGTATTAAAATGGGATGGACTTAAATGGGCACCAGCAAACGATGCTACATCAGGTGGCGGAGGATTAAACGCAGATACACTTGATGGATTCGACAGTCCTTACTTTTTAGACTACGCAAATTTAACAAATCGTCCTACATTATTTGATGGTAACTTTAGTTCGTTAGTTGGATTACCTACTACGTTATCAGGTTATGGCATTACTGATTCTATCAGTGCAAATCAAAGTTATACGCAAAACGGTAGTGTAACATTTAACTCAGATACTGGTATAACTGTAGGTACAAACAATAATATTAAACTACGTGTAGACAATGCCGCAATTATTGAAAGCACAGTTAACGAACAAGATTTAGATATTAAAGTAACACCATTAACAGGCGTTGAAACAGCAATTAAAATTGATACAGGAACAAAACGTGTTGGTATATTTACATCAACACCTTCGCACAAACTTACAGTAGCAGGTGATGTAAATGCTACATCATTTATTGGTAGTGGTGCAAGTTTATCAGGTATTACACTTAGTCAAGTATTAGCAGGCGGATCAGAAGTAAGTGATAGTGTAAGTTTTGGTAATGTTACACCTTACTCAACTAATGCATACAGTCTAGGAGCAAGTAACAATGTATACCAAAATGCCTATGCAAATAACTTCCACGGAGGTGGAGCTAACCTAACAGGTATTCCGTTAAGTGCATTAACAATTAGTGGCACTTTAGATATGGGTAGTAATGATATTACTACTACTGGTAAAGTATTGTTTGCCAATATGTATGCTACAGAAGGTGACTTACCAAGTGCAACTACATATCATGGTATGTTTGCTCATGTTCACGGCACAGGGGCAGGTTACTTTGCTCACGCTGGTAACTGGGTACGATTAGCAAATCAATCAGAACTTAGTGGATATCTAACAGACCTATCAACAACTAGTATTACTACATTGTCAGATGTAAGTATTAACAGTCCACAAGCAAACCAAGTAATAAAATACGTAGGTGGTATTTGGACTAACGCTACAGGCGGTGAGTCAGTTGGTAACTTTACATTTAGTACAAGTGTAATTGATACAGATGATTCAAGCGGTATTACAATTACTCCAGCAGTAAC